GAATGCCAGCCAGGCCGGCGATGATAGCGCCGAGGGTTGTCTTCCACGATTTCATTGCGAGTCCTAAAATGAGTTTTACGATATGCGGTGTGATGACCGCGATGATCTTCGTTGTCTGCCAAGCAGCTGCGAGAGATTCCGCAAGCGTCGGCTCACGAAAGTACGGAGTCTCTTGCAGCGGCTCGTATGCTTTGGCCTCGACATGATTACGCGGCCGTGGTATTTCATACGGCATCTGTTTCACGTTGGTGATGATCGGTTCACCGTCCACGGCGTGCCCGTATTGTGTCCGTGCGGTACACCGTGCCGTCGGCCTCCAGCGCCGTGATGCGGTACTCGTGACCGATCACGATGCGCTCGACAGCGTCGACCTTCGTATTCGTCTGCTTTAGCTCGGCAATGTGCGACTTGACAACGGCCATGTCTTCACGCAGCATGACCATCGTCGTCAGCAGGCCAGCGCCGATGCTGATGACCGCAGCCGAAGCTACGCCTAAGACCCATCTTGGAAACTGCTCGTTCATCGCTTATCCTTCGGGAGTAGTAACGGCAGGAGACACATGATGCACAAGGCCACGCCGCCGATAAGACCTTCTTCAGGGGAGATCACTGGTGACCTCTTCGGGATATTGCATTTCGTCGTTCGTCGGCAGCGCTCGGTAGAATCGCTGCTCTGATTCTTCCCACCAGTCACCGACGCCAGCCCAGTCGTTGGCAATCATGAGCGTTCCGTCGTCTGGTGGCTGCCATGTAGTGACGTCGCCATTCCACAGGCAAACATTGTAGACGACGTTGTCGCGTACCATCGCGTATCGTTTCGGTTGCATCGTCATGCTCCGTAATATTCAACGACAAAACAAAGTCCATCGCCACCGCTGCCCCCGGCGCCGCTGTTTGCTCCATTTGTTGAAGCGCCGCCCCCGCCGCCGCCTGCGCATTTGCCCGCGTTACCGCCTGTTCCAGCTGCTATCGTGCCCGCTGTATCACCAGCCGCAGCCCCGCCGCCGCCAGTGCCCGGCCCTAATGTTGTAGCGTTTTGAGTGTCAAACAAAATGTTGTTTGCCCTATCGTCAACACCCGCAGAACCGTCACGCGTGCCTGTGGTAGTACCTCCAGCAGCGGCAGAACCAAGGGAGCCGTTGTCGTAAATGTTCCCACCGAACCCACCGTTGCGTGCAACATTGGCAGCACTTATGCCACCGCCACCGCCGCCACCTGCGCAGGCATTCGTGCCGTTCAGTGCAGCTGTGGGGGCTGAAGGCGTTGAGCCGTCTTGGCCTGAAGCGCCAGAAGCACCAGTTGAAGAATACGGCCCGAATGATGGAGTGCAGTTGTTTGCGCCACCGCCACCACCACCGCCGCCGTTTGAACTGTCAGAACCCGCGCTCCCACGGGTGCCAGCAGCGGCCACAACCAATATGCCGAATGAGGTGCTACCTGGGATTGATCCAACATTGCCGTTTGTATTGTCAGTTGTCACAGCAGCGCCGCCAGTACCACCCGATGCTATCGTAATTGAATACGTGGCGTCTGGCGTATCAGCTTTGCGCAACACACGATATGCCATAGCTCCGCCGCCACCGCCACCGCCAGATCCACGGCGCACGTTAGCAGCGCCCCTACGACCGCTGCCACCACCAGCCCCAGCACCAAAGCAAACCACCATGCAGCCCCAGTAGTTTGATGCTGTGGGCTTAGTCCATGTATCATTGGCACTGTACTCGCGTATAACGGGAGAAGTCGCAGCAGCGACTCCCGCAGGCCCACGGAAAGATGCTGACTTCTGCAGCAATGATAACAACGTCGATCGTGTAAAGCTGGTTATCATGTCAGCTCGGCACCGAATACCGTGAAGTTGAGCGTGTTTGCTGCGGACTCTTGCACTGTCAGCAGATCGCTGGAATCAAGGGTAATGCCTAACGTGAGCGCTGTCGAGTCGTTGGCCGACACGGTGGTATCGTATGCGAGGTAATGGTTCGATGCCAGCGTCGCCCCGTCGGGACGGATAGCCAGACGATACGTCCGTGCCGTCGTCGTCAGGTTGCAAATCACAAGCGACGAGACCACGACCTGAGTCGTAGACGGCACCGTGTACAGCGTCGACGCGGCCGTTGTGCCCGGTGTTACCTGTCCTAAGATTTTGTAGGTCGTTGGCACTTAGCCTCCCATCAGTAGAAAAGGATGTATGGTCTCCGTAGCACCGCCGCCAGTCGCCGCGATCGTAAGCGTCTCGACAGCTCCGGGATTGTTTACTGTAAGTGAGATACCAGTACCGGCAACGAGCTTGGTTTCAAGATAAGACGGATCGTTGTCGTCGGATGAGACCTGTACGAGGTAGATGTCGCCGGGCGATGAAAACGCTATTTCAATTTCTTCGTTGCCGCCCGGATAGCTTACAACCGTTGCATCAATACCAGCACCACCTATAATCTTTGAACCCAGGTAGTTCGGTACTGTATCGGTAGCCGACACCCTTAACTTTGGGTCGATGTCGTCGCCGCTTTGCAGCTCTTGTATCTGGCCAGACGCCAGCACGAGGGGCTTTTTGATTGCCATTGCTTAGGCCAACGTTATAGGTTGCTGCGGCTCGAAGCTGATCGACGTCGTAGAAACGCCGATGCCAATTTCCTGTGAGAGCGTGCCCGCAGCGGTCGGCGCCGTGGCCGTGTGCCCGCCCGTCGTGCCGAGGTAGTACGGCGCTCCGAGTGTGATTGACGTCAGTCCCGTAAGAGCGCCTTCCATGTACACCGTCGCCGTAGCTGCCGACGTCACGCCCGCCAACACGAAACCATGCGCACGACGTGCGTTGGAGTTGTCGGCTTTGCGTGCCTTGCGCGTGCCAGAATCGTTGAAGATGTTCACGATGTCGCCAGCGGATAAAGTCTCCGAGGCTATCATTGCCTCGGTCTCAGAACCGACGCCTGTGGGCATCATCGTCTGGTCAATCCTGCCAGCCGAGTCGAGGCCGACGATCTTACCAGCGTCGCCAGAACCAGCCGATGAGGTGGTCGCTTCGACTTCGGCAAGTTGCCCGCTGTTGTTCTTGATGTATTTCGCTGCCATGTTTACACCGTTGTGATGATTGTGTCTACGTCGATCTGTAGTGTCGTTGCTGTCATTGCCCGACCGACATGCACCACGATAGCACCGCCAGTCGGGGCCGTCTGTGTAAGGTTGCCGTTCGTGCCTAAGTACACCGTGCCTTTGGTCCATGTCCAAAAGCTGTCGGTGATCGTGCCGTTCATGACCACGCGCACAGTGCCGCCGGTGGTGGCCGACGTCGTAGTAATGCCGACGACCTGTGCGTTTGCCAGCGTGTCGTTGGATGCGTAGACCGCCTGCCCGCTGCCGTCGGTCGTGACTGCACGCAGGGCGCTGATGTTCGCGGCGGCTACCAGGCTGATGTCGGAGCTGATCGGCACGAGGCCGCCACTGTCCACCGTCAAAGTGATCTGCCTGGTGTCGACAGCGATCGTCGTTGCCGCTTCGCCAACGTCAAGCGTAACGTTCGGGCGCTCTATGTTCAAGGTCTGTGTCACTGGGCGATCTCACCGTAGACGGTTACCTCACCACGTGCCAGCTCGGTAGTCACTCCCGATGCCGTCTGCTCCAACGACCAAACGTAGTTGGCACCTGCCGTCAGGGCCGCCGTCGAGGCCGCCGAAAACGACACGCTGAACTTTCCGTTCGCTGCGTCCGTGATCGTGCACGTCGCCGTCGCCGCGAGCACGTCGCCTGCCGTGCGGATCTGTGCAGCGTACGTGCGACCGCTGATGTTGACAACGGCGCCGGCTTCTTTGATCGTGAACGTGTACGCCCACGGCACGTTACGCACAACGTCGAGCTGTACCGAGGCGCCAGCATTGGATAGTCGGGGGCTGTACATTACGTGTTCACGTCTGCAAGTTTGCGGAAGGGTTGGATGTTGATGACAGGGTCGCCCGACTTGGCTGTCATCTTCATAAGCATCTCAGGGCCGACGTATACTTCGTTCGTTTGATCCTTCTTGATGATAAAGCCAATCGTCGTCGTCGGTGTCGTGCCGTCGTATGTCACCGACAGGTCATGCCCGACGGGATGCACTAGCAAAAAATCCGTCAGATCCGGCCACGTCACCGTCACGGCGACCGATGCGCTGATCGTCTGTAGAGGCCCCAGAGCCTTGCACCTTGTGCTCACCATAGCTAACCTCCGTAAAAGCTTACCACGGGCCTGCGTGAAGCCCGTAGTGAGCTATTACAGCCATGCTCCGAGGCCTGCGTCCGTAGCCTTCACGGGGTCTTGCTCGAGCTTGCCGAGCTTACCGTGGGCTGCGAGGTACGTGCCCGTCGTGCCGTTGCCGGCGACGGCGATCAGGTTGATGTAGCGCTTGCGGCCTTGCAGCGGCACGCGGAACTGGAACACCTTGTTATCGTCCGTTGCCGACGGCAGGGTCGAAGCCGCGCCCGTGTCGGGGTCGGTCGACGTCCCGAAGACGTAGCCGGTGATGTCAGCGCCACCGTCCAGCGTCGTGCTGTTCGTGATGGCGTCAGACTCCTGAAGCTTCAGCGTTGCAAGGGCGATGTCGGTCGTGCCGAGCTGGACGTTGACTTCGAGGTAGTCAGCGCCAGCAGTGTCGCAGACGGTCGACGTGTACGTTGCGTTGTCAACGACAGCGCCGGGAGCGACGAAGACGTGCGTCTTAGCGGTTTGCAGTGGTTGCATTAGTCGTTACTCCTTAGTCGTTTTGGGTGATGAGACCGACCATAGCACCAGCCTTCTGCAGTGATGCAGTGGCGTTGTAGTTGCCGAAGTCGTGGTTGATGATGTCGAAGCGCTCCGTCACCAGCACCGACACGAGGCGTGCAGCGAAGTCGGCGTGCTCTGACGTTTCGATCGTGATGCCGCGACGGTCGCCGAAGTACGACGATGCCGATACGTCACCGAACAGCAGCGGAACCTGGTTGATGGCCGTAGCCTTCGCCATCACGTTGTTGAGCACAACGGGGTAGCCCATGAGCGTCTGCTGCGGTACACCGTTGACGACTTCTGTTCCCGTCGTGCCGTTCTTGGCGATGGCCAGATTATACACGACGTTCCAGTAGAATTGCGGCGTGCAGTGGAATGCGTTGTTGGTTCCAGGGTAGTTGGCGACCTTGCCGATCATCGAGATGATGTCGGCGAGCGTGATGGCCGACCACGTCGTGCCCGAAGCTACGACAGCAGAACCAAGCTTTGCCTTGTCGGCGTCGGTAGCCCATGTGCCGCCACCGTCTTCGAGCAGCTTGCGGTACTTGTACGTGGCGCCGATGATGCCGCCGTACGTCGACGTGCCGTCACCAACGAAGCCGCATTCGTCTTCGCGCTGTGCTAGCTTGTAGGCTGCCCAGTTCGTAATCTCGTCGGCGATGGAAACCGTAGCGTCTTCGTTGAGCTGCTTGCTGTACTTCGTCAGCACTGCCAATGTCTTAGCTGAGAGCGTAAGGTTTGTCCATGCCAGATCAGATGCCGTAGGTGCGACGCCTTCTCCAACGAAGTATGTGTCGTTGCCTGATACTTCCTTGAGAATATGGCGTGAATCGGAACCCATGCCGACGACGTTGGCTCCACCGCGGAAGACGCCATATTCCTCCTTCAGGTTCCAGATTGCCGATTCCATCTCCTCCGGTACGAGGATGCCGCCCGACGTGTTGTTAGCCGACGTCAGCGTCTTAAAAGAAACGCCGTGATCGTCGCACCACTTCTTAGCGTCAGCACTGCCCATCTGGGCTTGCAGGAACTGGCCGACCTTGTAGGCTTCGGCGCTGTCCTTGTAGACGCGGCTCTTCTGTCCCTTCGACGTGATCGTCGGGGCTGATGTCTTCGTTGTCATGGGCTGTGCTCCCGTCGGTGTGTTGATGGCCGACTTGATGACTGCGGCTGTGGCCTTCTTCTTTTCGATGCGGGCCGTCGCCTTGTTGATGAGGGATGCAAGCGTCAGCGCCTGCGCTTCGACGGCGGGTGCCACTTCGGGGCTGTCCTCGACGTCAGGGGATTCCGTCAACGCTGTCAAGGCCTCGACTGCCTGAGCTACCGCAGCGGCCATCTCTTCGATGGTGGCGTTGGGGTTCTCAAGCAAGGCCTGCAGCGCCGCAATGATCTCTTCGAGATTCATAGGGTGTGATCCTTTAATTGACTGTTGATGAGTTGCCGCAGGGCCTTACGATTTCGACCGGGCTTTGCTTCGGTCTCTTCTTTGGGCTGCGGTGTTGACGCGGCAAGAAGCCGCTTGATTTCGCCGTGTGCCTCTTTCAAGATCCCCGCCAGGGTCTCGAGCAGAGCCACATTGCGGGACGATAAGATCCGCCCCTCTTTCATGCGCATATCGAGACGCTGCCTTGTACGCTCCACAAGCCAGGTGACCTCGTTCCCGAGGCCGACCACGTGGTCGTCATAGTCGCCGCGTCGCTTCAATGCTATCACTTGCGTATTCGGGTTTGCGCCGACCAGCACAGGGCTGATCTCGTGCAGGTCGACTTCGTAGATCTCTTTCGTGCCGTCTTCGCCAAAGCCGTCGACGATGGTTGTGTATCCCACGCTGAACTCGCGGAAGCCGCCCTGCTTGATGAGGGTGTACGTCTCGTCTGCGTCCTTCGTGTCAAACATCGTGCCGCGGAACCACAGGCCGCCGTTGGCGCGCGTTACCTCGTCGATGTTTGGATCGTCGAGTTCCGGGTCGCCGGGCAGGACTTCCTTGGCTTCGGTGCGGAAGACCGGAAGCGTCCAGTCGTGAGCCTTGACACCAACGGGCATCTGCTTGGCTAGCGACTTGGCGTAGCAGCCGGGCATCATGCGTTCGTTGTAACTGTCCACGACGTTGAACGTCGAAGCGATCGCCGTAAAGGTGCGCGCTTCGGGGTCAGTGCCGATGACTTTAAATCTGATGTCGTTCATTGTCCAGCCTCTGCAGGTTGGTAGCCTGATGTGATTTTACGCTTGCGAACGGGACGGATGACGCACCGGCAGTTGACGATAGACGACGGGCTGCCAGTGCCTACGGCGGGGCCGTCTAACGTCTTGCCCGTTCGGCTGATCTGGCCGTTCGCGTCGGCCTTGAGTTCGGGGAACTTGCCCGTGACGTTCACGTACAGGCCGTCCATCTCACGATGCGATGGGCGCACCTTGTCGTCGCGACGCGTTACCCACACCCGCAAGATCTCGTCTTCGGTGCCTTCCTTGCCTTCGTTCATCTTCTTCCACGTGTCCTTCTGCGTCTCCGTTGCCGAGGCGCGCGTGACCGTCCGTGCGATCGTTGCTGCACGGGAGACGGTCAGTGTCTCGACCTTGCTACGCAGTGCCGTCTGCAGCTCCGCTTCGGTAACGCCACGGTTGTCTTCGATGGTCTGGCCGATCTCATCGCGAGCCGTGCCGTAGGCCATCGTC